GATGATGCTGGAGGAGAAGTAAATGTTATCTGTGATCCACTAATACTATATGCAGATGTGTATTGTACAACACCTGATATAGATATGATTGCATTAGCATCTGTTTGTGGGAACACAGCAGTACCACCTGATGTCAGATTAAATGTAACATTAGAAGCATTAAAACCACTAGATATATCATCTAGCTCAATATAGTTTCCTATAGTGGGTTCACGACCTACATAGCTCATTATGCACCTCCTAGTAAATATCCACCTAAATAACAGGCTTTTTTATTGTGTTCAAATTCATATCCAGATCCAGCATGATAATCTAGATAACCAAATAGTTCTAAATAATCATTTTGTGCTAAATCAATAATTTGAGTAGTAGTTATAGTATCTCTATAGGACACATTATTAGCAGTAATATTATTAGTATTAAAATATTGTGTTCCATTTTTATAAAGTAATAAACCTATATTATACATATGATAAGCACTTTGTGTAATTTGCAAACCAGCGTAAATAAAATACTTACCAGCAGTAGGACAAGTAAAACGATAATTTGTTGAATTATCATATGCGTTATCTGTATCAAGAACTTCTGTATTAAGTTGTGCTTTTACTATTGTTGATGGACTAATTGATTGATCGCTACTTAAATATGCGTGAAAAGCTGGAGTATTGCCTCCAGCATCTGCAAAACTTAAATTACCTGAGTTATCTGTTTTTAAAATTTTATCTGTAGCTGGTGCTGTACTAGGAAATGTAAGTGTATAACTTTGTCCAGCACTATGAGGTGGTGACTTTAACTTAATACCATGTGAGTTTACTCTACAATTAAGTTGTAGATATCCATCATTAGATCCGTTATCACCTTTAACTGTTAGACCAGCAGTACCATTAGATATAAGATTTACTTTATCTTTAGATACTGAACCAGCTGCAATATCATCACTGGTTAATATAGCGTTAGTAGGTTGTCTACCTATATAACCCATTCTATGTTATCTCCATTATTGATAATGCTGCATCTATCTTAGCTGAAACAGAGCAATCAATCTTTACTACATCTGTAGTTTGTAATACTACCTTTGATCCTGTAAGTACTTCAAGAGTACCACCAACAGGAATAGGAGCATCTTTTACTACAAATACATTTTGATTTGTTTCTGTATCAGAAGTATCTGATTCAATCTTAACACTAACATTTACAGCTGATGAATGGACATTACATAGTAATAATCCTAGAACTACAGAAGTTGTAGAACTTGGTACTGTATATAGTGTTAAAGGTGTACCAGCACTTGATGGCATAGCATCATTAGTTTTTACTTTGAATGTATTAGCCATTTGGTCCTTTCTATCCTAATGCTATTGCTAAAGCTGTGGCATCATCTAGTGATGCACCAGTTGCAGTAGCTGCTATTGTTAATGTTTCATTACCACCATCACTACCTTCTGTAAAGGAAATGTTGCTACCAGCAACTAATTTACCATTTAAGAAGCCTGGTGTTGTATCGTTTGCACTAACACTAACTTTGACATCAGTATCAGATACAATGGCAACCCATGCCGATCCGTTATAATATTTTAATTGATTACTTGTAGTATTATAGAATAAATCACCCTCATCTAAAGATGATGATGGATCAGAAGATCCTATTCTATATTGATTAGCAAAAGTATTTACATCTGTAATATTAGAAGCTGTAGTATTGACATTAGCTATATTTGTAGCAACTGTACCAATATTAGTATTAGCACCAGCTACTGTATTTATGTTTGTATTATTACCAGCAACTGTATTGATATTGGTTGCATTTCCAGCAACAGCATCAATGTTTGTTTGATTACCAGCAACAGCTGTAATATTAGAAGCAGCAGCAACTACCGAGTTAATATTGGATTCATTACTGGCTACAGCATTTACATTAGAAATATTACTTGCTACAGAGTTTATATTAGATGCGTTTGAGTTTACTGTGTTTATAGCACTACTCATTCCTGCAACTGTAGTTACATTACTAGATATCCCAGCTACAGTAGTTACATTTGATGATATACCAGCTACTGTGGTAACATTAGATGCTATTCCAGCAACTGTAGATATAGCAGATGCTATACCACTAACTGTATTTATTTCATTTACTATACCAGCAACAGTAGATACATCTGTAATTGACTGTGAAAATTCTAAAGCATTACCTGAACTGTTTACAGATAGTACTTTATTAGCTACTAATTCAGGGAATGTCAGGTTAAATGCAGTTGATGTAGATGATTTAGCTTGTGGAGAAAACTTATTATCTCTTTCATTTTGCTGAATCATAGCAATAATTTTGTCTAGTTCAGTATTAAGTGTTTCTATTGGAAATGTACCAGATACAGGGAAATCAGATGCTCTAGCTACAGATAAATCTCTTAGTATTGTATATTTATCATTTACAGTAGCACCACCACCTAAAGTAATAGATCCACCACCTGATACACCAGCACCAGTTACTGAGTACTGTGTAGCAGAAGATGGACTAGCTGTAAGTGTAAGAGTAGTATCTGCACCATTAGATGCAGCTGTTTTAATAACTGTTAGATCTCCATCTGCAAAAAACTCAAATGGTACAGTAAATGTGGTTTGACCACCAGTTGCTGTATATTGCACTCTAGGAGATGTGTCTGATATTGCTAATGCCATTTATCTTATACCTTTTTCGAACTTATCAAATAAACCATCTAAATACCATATATTTTGCAAAGGTAAAGATCTTCTTATTGCTCTAGCAGTAGTATAGTCGTAATTACCACTTCCTGTATCTAATAGTATTTCATATAAATTATAGGCTAGTGATCCCGAAGGTCCAATCAAACCTAGCTTTTGTCTATTTGTAGCATCATAAGGTTTACCAGCTCCTAATGCTGGTGCAATACCTAAATCATTATCTGACATTACTTCTAATATTCTATTTAAATCACTAAATATACCTATTGCTCCAGATCTATCCAAAGCACTAGCTATTTTATCACCTAGTTTCTTTTTAGAATAATCTCTATCAAAAGCCTTTTGTCTAATTGCATCTACCATAGCACCCATACCTACTAAAAATCCTAAACCTATAAAGAAATTTTGATCTCTTTCTTGTAGTCCTCGCATCATCACTGATTGTGTAGCTGCCATACCAAACTTCTTAAATTGTGATAATAAACTACCTACTGGTGTATTCATCCATAATGGCACATCACCCTTATCTGGTGTAATAATTGTAGTTCTTATATCTTTACGAAGTGCATTACCGAAGGCTTTTGCAGCTTCTCTATCATCCCATAAATCTGATCTAGCTACTCTACTATATTTTAAATCGCCTCTTTCTGCACCACCAACACCTAAACCATATTTTTTATATTGTTCTATAATTCTTTTAGCCATAGGTTTATCAATACTACCACTCAATAACTTAGCCATATTTTTTTGTGATATAGTTCCTCTTACAACTTGTTCTGACCATTCTAATATTTTAGTACTACCAATGTAAGATGATGCTGTTTTCATACCAGTATTCCAAACATTCATTAAGTTTATAAATGTAAAGTAAAAAGAGTTTGCAGCTCCTGTAGCTCTTTCTACACTATTTAGTCCATATATCATTTCATCAACATTACCGATTGTGTTTGCTCTACCAGCAATAGCCAGGTCTAATGCTTCACCTACAATGTTTGCTTCTTTCTTTGACATCTTCAATATTTCTCTATTTGCTTGATTTGCAAATATTTCAAATGTTTGTCCAAACCCTTTCTTAAATCCATTTTGCATAATTAATCTAGCCATATCAGGAGCAGCAGATAAAAATCCTGATAGAAAAATCATATTCTGTATATTCTTTAATGTTCTAATACCTGACTGCATACCTGATTCTGGATTAGCAGTTAGTCCATATGTACCTCTAAGTAAATCTCTACTAGCTTCTATATCTCTTATTTCATTTTCTTTTTTCTTTATAAGATCTGCTCTTAGTTTTGGTCTTGTACCAGCTGGTGCTACTTTATTTATGTAAGCATCCCACTCCATAGCTATTTGAGGTATACTTGGTCTATATCCAGCATTTGGACCTTTTAATCCCATCATAGCTACATCACCAAATACTTTAGATATTTCTATGTCAGGCATAATAGAGTTAAAATATTGTTTAGTAATAATGTTTATATTACTTTCCATCCAACCTCTTTGCATTAAATACGCATCATCTAGTATCATAAGTCTATTTTTTAAATGCTTTGATACTCCTGATGGTTGAAATGCAAATGACAAATCAAATGTTTCATCTGGGCGCATAGCATCTCTAGGTAATTTATTAAATGGTGTACTGGTAGCTATATCTTCTACCATTTCATCTAACTCTTTAGCACTTACAGATATGCCTTTATTATTTAATGCTATTCTTAAATCTCTTTTAAAATCATCTATTTTATTTCTAATTAAATCTCTTTTCCAATATCTAGGTAAATAATCTTCTCTAAGTGGTCCTGTAGCATTTATGTTATTTAATCTAGCTTCTTCATCAGCAAGTCTACTTTCTATTTGTGCTAAGGTATATGTTTGACCTCTTTGCTCTGTAGTTTTTTTACCATCTTTTTTCATCTTATCTCTTGTTCTTTTTAATCCAGCTATAATTACTCTAGAATAAATACTAAATAATTCTTCTGCGTCTGCTTCTCTACCTATTCTTGTAAAAAAGTTTTCTCTTAAATAACTTGCAGCTTTATTTACTTCTGGTATAGGATCTTTAGCATCTTTATTTACAAGTCTAAAAGATACTCTTCTTTGAAACTCTCTTTCAGAAATACTTTTAATACCTTTAAAACGCATCTCTATCTTTTTGAATTTAGAATCCTGACCTAAATTATTTTCTTGATACAATCTTTTTAGATAATCTTTATAAGCTGTTTTAGTGTTTCTTCTTGCTTCTTCTACATAAATATATTTTCTAGCTATGTTTGATTCTATAGACTGTGTAGTAAATCCTGTATTTAATACATTCTTATTTTGTAATAATTTTGTATCTAACATATCAGTTATCATTTCTCTAACTTGTAAAATAGGTGACTTTAATAATCTAAATACTGGTGTTATTCCTGTATTCTCTAAACCAGTAAGTGTATTAGCTATTGCTTCATCATATAAATCATCATTATAAGATCTAGCACCACCAGTATTAGTAGCATCTGCACCAACACCTTTTGGTCCTGTTCTATTATTGGGATCTAATATTCTACTATCTAATAACTCACCATTATTTAATTTTGTTCTAGCAACTACTTCTTCTCTACCATCAAGTAATAATTGTTGTTTATTATATTTATTTATAGCTTCTCCAC